TTTAAGTTCTTCTTCATAACCTTTTGGAGCTTTTACATTCCAAGGTACTTTACCAATTTTCTTTTGGACGTAATCAATGGCAGGAGCAATTGTTCCATCTTTAGCCATGTCTTTAAATGTTTTAACACAATGTGGCCATTGAAGTTCATAATTACATTCTTCTAAAACACGACCATTGATTACACTTAAACCATTGTATCCAATTTCTGTGAATGTGAGATTTGGTAGTGAAGGCTCCGTCAAGGAGATCTCTTCTTCGACTGCCATGTATATCTCCTTGTTGAGTTATTTTATATTTAAGAGTGGGCTTTTGTTGGATGTATCGAAAGATTTCATGCCAGATAGGAAGCCAGATGCTAAAGTTTTCTGTTGAACTAAATAATTAAAAGCATCACTTGTACAATCACAACAGTCATCATGACCTTTACGACCACCATCGAAAGCTTCCATCTCGTTGTAGTAGAACTCTAAATCGCCATAAGACTTAGCCCACACATCGGTTGCACATCCTTTAACTACAGAGATGAGACCTGCCTCTGAGGCAGAGGCAAAAAGTCTGAACCTATCAAGTTTAGCGGAGGATGCTCTTTTCTTAGTGCATCTATAACCCGATTCTATTACACTTTTAACTAATTCTTGTGTCGCACCAGCCGCTGCTGGGTTAGGGTCTACTGGCAGGCATATCTCTACACCAATACCATCTTTTTGGGCATTTTCAAGAATAAAAGGCAACCATTGACCAAACCTAATATGGGTACGAACTACATCAAGGATTACATAATCACCAGTTTTTAATTTTCCCATTTTTACACATGCTGTATAGTCACATCTAAACCCGTTCATATCTGACGGGAGGGTTCCGGCGAAATCGTATGCTCTTATTATTCTGACAAAATCTGTAGCAGGAGGGGGAGTATCTATTTCTTTGACCCAACTTCTCTTAAAGAAACCACCAGTGTCAGGACGTACCAACCAATTACCGTAAAGGTAACGTTGGACATCTACAAAAGGTTTTGACTTTAACTTGGAAACGTAGGATGGGTCATTCTTTAAAAGAACTGGGTTATCAAGACAATTTGCGCTTATAAATGTAAAAGACTTAATACCACTATCTTCCCCATTACCATATATTTTCTCTAACTCTTCCCTATCATCTGCCCAAATATACTGACTATTCTCTACCACGTAGTACCTTACAACACCATCCATTTCTGGGTTTGGTGTACCGTCTGGAAGTAGGTAAGGTCTTATCCAATCCAAACCAAACCAGTCTGGGTCTGGGTTACAAGTAAGGATCATTTGTTTTTTATGTTTTGCTCTAGCAGAGCGAATACGGTTATCTAGGTACTCAACACATATCTTGGAGAAGTGGGTTGCTTCATCGAAAAGGCAAAATGTGTATTGTGCCCCTTGGTGTTTTATCCTATCTTGTTCGTGTTCCATGTGAGAGAATTTAACACTGGCACCTGATGGGAAGGTTATCTTCAACTCTTTACGTTGAATTTTTATTCTACTCTTGCCGTTTTCATCTTTACCAAAAACGTATTCATATATTTCGCAAGCATTCTCCCACAAACCGCCTTGGGCTGTAATTTCACCAGTTGTTTTACGAAAGATAATTCCCCTAAAATAAGGGTCGTCTGCGTGTAAGAGGGGGAAAAGTAGACCTATATAACTCTTCCCTGAACCCATAGCACCACCAACAATTGCAGTATCTGCTTGAGTAGAAAGAATCATCTTCTGTTTTCTGGACTTAGGCCCGATTATTACTTTTTCTTCTGACTCACTCATTCGTCTACTTCTTCATACTCCTCATCAGGAAGGTCTAACGAGAACAATGGGGTGGATGAAATATGCTTTCCTTCAGCAGCTAAAGCCCTAGCAACCTCTTGAGGATCTTCCCTTGGGATTACATTAGCTACTTTAGCTTTCTCAAGATCAACTTTATATTTAAGGATGTCAGCCTCTTCTTGAAGCTGTGCTTTGGTGAGAGTCACTGCGTGGTTGGCTACATATTTAGCCACATCCACCTTTTGCTTATCCACTTCCTTACCGTCAATGACGTTCTCAATAATGTCCAATGCTTTTGGTAGCATTGCTGCCATCCTATCAGATAGGGTTTTTAATGACTTATTCTTACGTGGACGAGGGGTGTCAGCAGATGTCTTAGCTTCACCAGTTTTACCCTTCTCATGGAATTCTTTAAGCTTAGCTTTTTGGGCTTCTCTTTGAGCTGGAGTTAATTCCCCTTGTGGCATGGTGTTACCTTTAAATAAAAATAGAGTCTGTGAGACTATGTTATCTTGTGGATTACTCACATTGCCGATCAACGGCTTACTAGGATTGTATGAAGACTCTGAAATAGAAAAGCCCAACATGACATTTCAGCTCTAATTGCTTGGTGTGAGAGGTTGGGCTAAGGAGTTTATCTTTATTGTTATTTGTATAGTTTGAATGTACAAATAGAAGAAAAAGTAAACCTCTCGGTGCGCAACAGGGAAGTCTTTCGGGATCAATCTGTAGAGGCGTAGAGGTTATGATTAATAGGGTGCTCCGTAGTTATCACGTTGGGCTTACCCCTCTGTGAACCTTTTCAACTTACGTTGTGTTCGTTTGAAGGGTAGAGGCAGATAACTTCCGAAGACTTCAGTTGAACGTCTTCAACCTTTTTTAGTTTAAACATCGTCACCTAGTTACACCCCTTACCGCACTTGGGCCGACCTTGTTACAGGTAGGTAGGGGCATTAACGTCTTAATGTTAGGCTCACCCCTGTTTCTCACCTTTCGGTATCACCTGAGGTGTGTATGTAACCGCTTTCGCCATTACACGCCCTATACTAAGAAAGAACTTAATCTTGTTAGCTAAGGGAAGTTGGTAGACCGTATTGGATTTGAACCAATGATATTCCGGTTAAAAGCCGGATGCTTTAAGCCACTAAGCTAACAGTCTGTAGTTGGCTCCGAGAATAGGTATCGAACCTATGAATACGCGATTAACAGTCGCGGCCATTACCACTCTGGTCATCTCGGAATTAACTTGGTGCTCAATAACTGAATCGAACAGTTGAATGCGGATTACAAAACCGCTGTTATACCACTTAACTAATCGAGCTTGTTGGTAGCGGGTACAGGAGTTGAACCTGTAACTAAAGGTTATGAGCCTTTCGGGATACCATTTCCACACAACCCGCGATAATTCTTTGTGGCTATTTACCCACCGTCATCTGTTTGACTAAACATTAGTCTTAGTCCGAACGCTGTTAAGCGTATTGCGATGTTTAAACCGCCTTTGGGGCACCCAAAAGAAACCCGCGCTCTTTGTGCCAATTTTGGCGAATTCGTGCTTATTTCATCTTTATGGATAAGGTGCCTACTGAATAGGCTGAACGCCTTCAAGATACACCTTTAGGACATTCATTCGCATAACCTACCTCTACCTAGTTTAATGTCTTGGTAGTAATGACATGTGTATTCTTTAGCCTGTCTTCGACACACCAGAAGGCAAACTCTGGAGAGGAGAGGTATTATGAGAACCTTGTGTCTAACCACTCTATCCTTAGATGAGAGTGCGAATTTGTTATTATTGTTATAATATAACTCAGCCGCTTTCGCGGGGCAGGTCGTTGTTACCCAAGACTGGCTTGACCAAAGTATCTTTGGCAACGGAGGGGCTTACCTTAGTAATCCTGAAATCCCTCTTAAAATATAAATAATTTTGTGATACATAGAGTATACACTCTTTTTTCACCGTTGTCAAGTGTTTTCTTCATATTTCGTAAAATATTTTCAATAATCGCAGGTTAGCACCCCTGTAACCCCTTCTCTGAGGTTTTCAAACATATATTCGTGTGACCAATCATCATCTTCTTGGTCTGTATACACTATATGCTTACGGCATTCTCCACACATATCTTCAGGACTACCGTCTTCCTGTACCATCTTCATTTCAGCTATTGTAAGCTGAGCATTGCAACATACGCACCTAAGCATACTATCCTTCTTATTGTTCATTGTCATTTGAAATAGTGATCGTAGTAACTGTTGCATTTGTAGTATACAGCGTACCCATAGCTTGTCACACGATTATAGTCTATAAGGAACAATACAGTAAAGAATGTTCCCCATATTAAAATTGTCTTTAGCTTCTCTTTCATAATTTCCCCTTTAATTTTTAAGCTACCCATACAGAATACCATGTAAAAACCCTTCTTGTCAAGAGGTAGATATATGATATTTTGTTATATGGGTTATAACTGGAAGTTATTTACCCTATGAACAGATCACCTTCGTTTAAACGGCAAACTATTTTGACAGGGTTGCTTGTATATTCACCACTACTTACCCAAACCTCATAATCATCCCCATTAGCATCCACCTCTTCTAAATCTTTCACATACTC